GGCTCACCCCACGTTCTACGGAACACTCCGTGTAACTGAAGAGAGAATAACAAACTCTCTTTAGCCCAACCAAAGGTGTATGTCACAATGCCAGTAGATCGAACTACTATAAATCCGACACAGAAGTTAGGAACTTTTTACGAAAAGTTCAATCCTCCTACGACGCTTTATGGTAGTACAGGTGGTCATGCGACCAGCCTGTTACTCGGATCTGAGGGTCACTATGGTTATCCTAACTTTCCTCCCGATAGAAATGTCGGTGGATTGTTTAGGCTCTATTTCTGGGAAGACGTCCGTTCCTTAGTAGGAGCAGGCGAACTCTGGAGACAGAGCGACTATAACGGAGAACACTATGTTGGTTCTCTAGTGACTCAGCCCGCAAGTGCCGGTTGGTCTTGGTCTAACAGCCAAGATATAACAGGCGATCCTTTCGGGATTTCGGCATATAACAGGATGAAACCTACTCAGCCAAATTTCCAAGGACTAAACGCAGTATATGAACTGCGGGAGGTCCCTGGTATGCTGAGACAGAGGTTATCTCACAATGATTTGAAGAACATAGGTAGTTATTACCTTGCGCTTCAATTCGGATGGAGACCCTTGCTGAATGATATCCGTAATTTTGTGCGAACTCAAATGAACGCACAGAAACGGCTCAAACAGCTCCTGCGTGACAACGGTAAGCCGGTGAGACGAAGAGTTGTTCTCCAAGAACTATCGGAATCGACTTCTGTCACGATGACGGGGTACAATGCTTTTGACCCTGTTTTCGTTACACAGATGTATCGAGCTCCGGCAGATATCAAAGAGACCACAACCAATATTAGACGAGTCTGGGCTTCTGCCCGATTTCGTTATTGGTTGCCACCGGGTCCACAAGACGTGAACTGGCAACGAAAGATGACTGCTGCAATCTTCGGATTTCAGCCTTCTCCTGCCGTTGTTTGGAACGCGTTACCGTGGACTTGGCTGTCAGATTGGTTCTTAGACATTGGCGGCATATTGGAAAATATGGACGCTGGTGTCGCAGACCGTCTAGCAGCTGACTACTATTATATCATGATGGAGAATAAGTCCGTTGGCGTCAGAGACGTCGTAGGACATTATTATCATCAAGGGGGTTCACCCCACGATATAACAGGGACCTCCTCGTATACCGTCGGAAATAAAGGACGGGTTCCGGGGGATCCATTTGGTTGGAATACCTCTGAGAATAATCTCAGTGGTATGCAGTTATCGATACTCGGGGCATTAGGTCTGTCTCGCTTACGATAGCAAAAACGTCGTACGGGCGTTGTTATTATCCGTACTTGTAAATGCGTAAATAAGGAGCTTCTAATGCTAAGTGATCCACAGTCTGTTACTATCAATGCCGTCGCGACTTCGCTTCCGAAGACCTCTGTAGGTCCGACGAATAGCGTTTTCACAGCGGCCGATGGTAATACCTTCATGACTACGAAGCAAAATACTACTGCTTCGCGTTTTCGTCGTGAAGTCCGATTGTCGCAGAAAAAGATCTCTGCAGATCCCATTTCGGCCGTTTCGGCTGAGAAGGGGGTCAGTGTGTACCTCGTCATTGACGAACCACGCACTGGTTTCTCGGATACTGAGATCAAGTACTTGGTCGAGGCCCTGAAAGCTTGGCTTACTGCCGGCAATCAGGATAAGGTCCTCGGCGGCGAATTTTAGCCGTACAAGTACTTTTCCGAATAGGAGTTTAGCTTAGACGGTCCTACTTCCACCATAGAAATGGAGGTTGTAGTGAAAAGACCGACCATGCTCGTCAAGGCCTTACTGAGGCAACTCAGTTTGGACCTAGACTTGTCCGTAGAACGCGATTTGCAACAAGTCGCAAATCGTTGCGAACACGAAGGGCTTTCGTTTTTGACGATTACCCTCCCTCAACTCTCAGACGCTCTCGAAAGAGGCATTGAGTTGGGGACGTTCACATGTCCAAGCTCGTTTGCTAGACATGGAAGGCTCCCCCGATTCCTCGGAGGTTTCTTCAAACGTGTGTTCGATAAGGATGGTAGGCTACTTCCGGATCCGTGTCCTTTTACCATTGCTGGTATTAGGCAAGTCTGTCGCTTCTTTAAGAAGTTAAGACGGGAGTGTACACCTGAGCGCAATGCTCAGGCTTCACAGCACTTTTTGGAAGTAGAAGGCGAACTCCGCCGTATGACCTCTCAAGTAGAGAGAAAGGACAAATGCCTTGACTCGATCGCTGGAATCATATGGGCTCAAGTTTTTCCTGAGCCTGATTACCTTGATCTTGTTTGTCATCACGGTCCTGGCGTCACTGCAGATCGTTATTTCGCTAACGCGAGGTATCGTATCCGAAAGTGGAACGTTAGGTCGGAGCTTTCCTTCCCTTCCGACTTACACTGCTATCCCAACTATGGAAAAGCAAGTGAAGCCGGTTACTCAGGGGAAGGACTATCTGGGTCCGGAGACATCGATTACCTTGACTTAAAGGACGAGAGTCCTGTCAGGGTAGTTTTTGTTCCTAAGACACAGACGGCGCCACGAGTCATAGCGATTGAGCCTTCACATATGCAGTATATGCAGCAGTCTTTAAAAGATCACTGCTATACGATATTGGAGAATCACGCACTGACCAGACATTCTATCCGCTTCTCGCGGCAGGATGTTAATCAGAGACTCGCTTACCAAGCATCTAAAGATAGACGGCTAGCTACGCTAGACCTGAAAGACGCGTCTGATCGAGTGCATTTGCATCTCGTTCAGCGTATCTTTAAGACCTCAGGAATCCTCGAGTACTTGGAGGATTGCCGTTCTTTACATGCTGTACTACCGAATGGTGTTAACGTGGTTCTGTTTAAATTCGCATCGATGGGTTCAGCTTTATGCTTTCCTGTCGAAGCGATGGTGTTTTATACACTAATACAGAGTGCCATGCATACACTTGACGGTAGGCGTCCGAGTTCACAATCGATCAAACAATATTCAAAATCGATTGACGTCTACGGGGACGACATAATTGTCCCAGTAGAATACGCGGACTTTGTCACGAGTTACCTCGAGAGCTACGCTCTAGAGGTAAACGTCAACAAGTCTTTTAAGGCAAGTGCCTTCAGAGAATCTTGTGGTGCGGATTTCTTTAACGGTGTACCGGTTAATCCGGTTTATGCTAGAGAAGAACCGCATGACGACTCGCGACTCTGGGAAGCAAATACCGTTATGTCTTGGAATGCTACCGCCGATCTCTTTTACGAAAGAGGTCAGTGGCACATCGCCCAGGTAATACGGGATTTGCTTTGTCAAGTAGTGCGTAGACGAATCCCCCGATCCAGGAAACCTGGAGCGGGTCTATTCCACCTTAGCTACCTCTTTGATACTAATTGTCACTATGACAAGAAGCTTCATAATTGGAAGCAAAGGAGGATAGTCTATGAACCAATCAAAAGAAAGGATCATATCGATGGAGACGAAAACGCCTGCCTCAACAAATGGGGACTCGCATCTTATCGACGCGACGATCTCGGAAATACTGCCGGTGATTACCACGGCCAACGTAAACCTACTTGGGTATACGCCGGACGAGGAATCTCCACAGTTCGAGAAAATCGAGCTCGATTGGGATGTGAAATCCCGTCGGTTGACGCATCCTTCCGCAACGAGCGGTTACGCAGTCTTCAGAACAGATTGCACGAGCATGGGAATTCCCCATGTCTCATTCGCGATCTGGCTTCAGGCTGCTACTCGTTTAGTAGCGGAGGAACTGACGCGGAAACCCCACCACCTCGAGAGCAAGACTCTTTTGTCTTCCTAGAGGAGTGGGTTCCAGACCGAACGAGTCATCTCACTGACGACTCTATCGGATTGGATTTCCGTTCCAGTGTGAAGCGCGGTGCCTTCAAGTCAAAGCATCGCTGGCTCAGCCTCGCAGGCTGATAGGGCTACTAATGCCCGGGGGAGATGGATAAGTTGAATTCTCCATCCTCGTTGTGACTTCACAAGTCATGATGGGGGGAG